AACACCTAACCCTAAAAGACCTCGCGGTGGAATTGGGTGTCACTGTATATACAGTCACGAAATGGAGAGACAAAGCACTTCTTCATTTAAAGATATGACACACGTCTAATACAAATGGCTCCCAAGAAACAAGAACTCACTTCTCGGGAGACCCCCGAGGCTATGCAAGAACGCATGTTTGAAGCCAAGCTTGCTGTGATGGAAAAGGCTATGAAAGGTGAAAAGGTCCGTTATAAATCCAATCGAGACCCCGAGAGATTCTTAGATTTCTTGGAGTATCGATTGACGATTTGGGAACAACTCAAGGATGAGAAGTTCCACGCGAAGCGAATGTATGAAAAGACTAAGGAAGTTATCGAGGGTCTCAGTTGAGACTTGAGTAGTGACCAGCAATGTAATACACATCTTCAAAACCTAATTCAATAAGTTTCTCTGCCGCAAATCTGGCCCGTTGCCCAGTATTGCAGTAGACGAGTAGTCCCTTCTTTGGAAGTTCTGTGGTAGTCTTCTTGTTAATCTTATTCACTGGAATGTGGAGAGCACCCCGATAGTGGCCAGCTCTGTATTCTGCCATTGTGCGAACATCGATGACCTTCTTTATCTTTCCTGAGCGTATCATCTTTTTGGCCTGGGTGGAACTCACGAGATTTTCACCAAAATAAGTATACGCCGCGGCGGTCGCGAGACCTCCTATGATTATGAACGGTAGAACCATTTACCCTAAGTTCAGATTTTACTTCCCGCCCAATTCATAATTTGTGTGAGGGACCACGAACTATTCATACCGGTTGGGACTTTAACTTTCATCACAGTTCTTTTAACTTTTTCAACATCTTTAGGAACTTGAGCCACATGATTCAATCTAAATCTTCGACCATTTGTATTCGTAATTCTAAGAAAGTATCGAAAGTTCGTCACAAAGTATTTCCATTTGAGTGAAGTTCTATTTGATGGTGGAGTATATTTATGTAGAAGTCCCCACACAACCTTCTTCACAAATTCAAGGCGATCTCTTGGATCCTTTGGACCGATGGGTGTTCCCAATGTATCGTGCATCATAGCAATAAAAGCTTCAATGTAGCAAAAGTGATGTTGTGACAACTCGTCATATTGTGAAATCTCAAAAGACCTTTCAAGAACTTTCTTGTTCCGAATATTAACACTTACGTTGTTAAGAAGTTGTTTGTAATTTTCTGTGTTCGTGGTCACAAATCCACCCGTCGGTTGGAAGGAAGAGTTTTTGTTTCTTAATGTGTAGGTATTTCCGTAGACTGTACGAAGTTCATTCCTGAAATCTGACTGACCCGCACCCATTGAATTGAACAACGCGATTTCCTTCTTGTTGTGATTCACTTTTGCGAGTGCGTAGTGACCATCACCACTCTCATAGGTGTGTGAGATATGAAGATACTCGGTACCCTTACGATTTTTTGCAGGTTTAGTCATATTGGATGTTCTGCGACACTGAAACTTGAAATCATAGTCAGCTTCCTTCTTGATGTCCTTCGCGATTTGTTCAAAGACACCGGGTCTCTGGATGAGTTGCTTAGCCATTTCCGATGCATCTTCAATAGCCATGAGATATCTCGCCGCGAGGTTTGTATTCATTTTACACTCAATGTAGTCAGATGTGTCAATTTCGGCATTCTCACCTTTGACTCTCAAAAGGGTGTTGCGAACATTGCGGTTCTTGATGAGTTTAATTGGAACAAGGTCCATCCTGACTTACATATCATTGATATTTTTAAACCAATCGTATGTAAATTTTTGTTTTGAAATTAAATTAGTTACCGAAAGCGACACCCGCCATACCATTTTTAATACGGAGAATGTTGTAGTTGACACCATAGACACGATGGGTCTTGCCACCACCGTACGGTCCGCGAACGGCAAGCTTGGCGGTGTCGATGCGAGAGAAGTTTAACGAGCCAGACGGTTGAGACCTACCGATGTTCAAGCAGAAAGGCCAAGTGTACACCGGAGCCGTTTGAAGAAGGTTGTCCGGCAAGAATTGAGAGTGCATCTTCGGAACAACACTGTGGTGGAAGTCCTTGGACATGTTCTCAAAGAGTGGTGTACCATTGATGTACAACGTAGCATCACTGAAACCGTAAGCCACATCCCAGTTGCTAACAGCCGCCGTGTTGGAAGACACAACGTGGATAGCCTTGGTCGGGTGGTTGAAGTACGTGAGATCGAACTCGGTATCTTCCTTGCTCGCCGGTTGGTATTGTGTTTGGGTGATCAAGATCTCGTGTTCACCTTCTGTGAAAAACTTACGTTCTTCGGTGTCGAGGTAGGCATACATGGCATACACCTTCGGAGTTTCACTCGGCGAAAAGCCATCTCCTCTGCACTTGATACGGATTTCAACATCGTGATATTGCATACCGACCAACGGAAGACACTTAGTCCAATCCTGGCTGAAGAAGAACGGAATGACGTATTGGTCCGAAGTACCGGCGTTGTTCGTCGCGTTTTCCTTGAGTTCAGCCGTGGAAACAGCCGTGGAAGCTTGGGCCTGCGTCTCGTTGTACAAAACATTATGAACACCCTGAACGTATAAAGAATCCAACTTACACACTTGTTGACCGCCAATGTACAACATGAAGTCGGTAGGTTCAGCGTTGCTGGAGAACAGACCGGTCGTGTTGTTACCGGCGGCAGAAATACCCGGAGATTCTATCCACACGTAGCTCAAAAGATCGCCCTTGGACTTAATCGGGATCGTGACTTCGCTGTTTGCCGCGAAGGAACCGATGTAATCGATACGTTCCGGTTTAATAGAAAAGTTCGTATGACGCTTATAGTTTTGACGGAAAAAACTGGCTTCGGGCTGACCAGTGATATACACATCCTGGGCACCCTTGGACACGAGGTCAATCAAGGCGGCTGACATTTACTAGTAAAGCATATTAAAATTTTGAGTCATGTGATACATATGGTTGTCTTCCAAGCATTGACGTGGGAGGCTCGCGATGATGGCGAAGACCACTTGATTAGTATCTTTGGTAAGACTGAAGATGGTAAATCTGTGTGTGTCACTACTGCATTCGAGCCTTACTTTTATATCAAGTTGCCAGACATCAAGTATGCCAAAGAAATTTATGCGAAGATTGAAGACAAATGTTCTGAGTACATCATAGTCGAGTCGAAGGATATCTGGGGTTTTCAAAACAATGAAAAATTTTTATTCATGCAAGTCAAGTTTTCAAATCTTGAAAAGCGTCGAAAGACTGACGCTTTCCTGAAGAAACCTCTGATGCTTTCGTCTGGACCATTCCCTCTGAAGGTTTATGAATCCAATCTTGATCCAATTCTTCGTATGATGCACCGGACTGGTATTCAATCAACGGGGTGGTTAGATACTGGTTCTGAATGTGTTCGTTCGCACCTGGCTCACACGGATATTGATCTTTTCTGTAATGACTGGGAAAGTCTGAAACCTGTGAAGCGTGATGATATCGCACCGTTTGTTGTAGCTTCGTTTGACATTGAATCAAATAGTTCTACTGGAAAGTTTCCTGATGCAAACATTAAAGGTGACGCTTGTTTTCAGATTGCCATTTCTCTGTGTACATTTGGTTCCGACGAACCATATGATAAGACCTGTCTCTGTTACAAAAAGACTGATTCAAACTTGGAGGGATGTAACATTATCAGTTTCGACACCGAACGTGAAATGCTCGAAGCATTCCGAAATTATTTGAAAGACAAAGATGTCGACATCATGACTGGCTGGAATATTTTTGGTTTCGATCTTGAGTATATTTTCAAACGAGGGGTCATCAATAATTGCAGTGAAAAATTTTACAATCTTGGAAAACTTAAGGACAAACAGTCTGACATGGTTTACAAAAGACTGTCTTCGAGTGCTCTCGGTGATAACATGTTGAAACTTCTTCCGATGTCGGGTCGTTTCATTTTTGATTTGTTCCACGAAGTAAAGAAGGGATACAAATTGGACTCTTACAAGTTGGACAATGTTTCGAAATTGTACCTCGGTGATCAAAAAATTGACATGCCAGCGAAGGAAATGTTTGCTCGATTTGTTGAAGAAGATCCCATCAAACTTCGTGAAGTCGCCGAATATTGTATCAAGGATACTTTGTTACCGCATCGACTGACCAAACGTCTTTGTACACTGCTTAACCTTGTGGAGATGGCCAAGGCAACTTGGGTTCCGATCTCTTTCTTGGTGGAGCGTGGTCAGCAAATCAAGGTATTTTCACAGTTGACCAAAAAGGCACGTGAACTTGGTTTCATGGTTCCGACTATTCGATACGGGGCAATCCCCTTGGAGCAATATGAAGGGGCGACGGTCCTTGAAGCTCAAGGTGGTGCGTACTACACACCGATCACAGCTCTAGATTTTGAAGGTCTGTATCCTTCAATCATGATGGCCCACAATCTTTGTTATTCAACTTTTGTCATGGATGAAAAGAGATATGGAAATGTCCCGGGTATTACTTATGAAAAGTTTGATCTCAGCGGTAAGACGTACAAGTTTGCACAAGATGTCCCAAGTCTTCTTCCGAGTATTCTTTTGGAACTGAAGCAATTCCGAAAACAAGCCAAAAAAGATATGGCTGCAGCCACTGGATTTATGAAGGAAGTCTACAATGGAAAGCAACTTGCGTATAAAATATCTATGAACTCAATCTATGGTTTCACGGGTGCTGGGAAAGGCATCCTTCCATGTGTACCAATTGCTTCTACGACGACGTATAAGGGTCGAAGTATGATTGAAGAGACAAAGAATTATGTCGAAAAGAACTTTCCGGGTGCAAAGGTGAGGTATGGGGATACGGATAGTGTTATGGTTGAGTTTGATGTCGGAGAACGTCAAGGTATGGAAGCCATCGAGTACTCATGGAAGCTTGGAGAACAAGCCGCCGAAGAATGTACTACCCTGTTCAAACGCCCAAATAATCTTGAACTTGAAAAGGTATATTGTCCCTATTTCCTTTACAGTAAGAAGAGATACGCAGCTAAACTTTGGACAAAGAATAAACAAGGTGAAATGAATATGGATTACATAGACATCAAGGGTCTTCAAGTTGTTCGTCGTGATAATACAAAGTTTGTCAGAGAAGTCTGCAAAGAATTGTTGGATGTTGTCTTGGAGAGTAGTGATCCGGAGCCACCCAAACAATTAGCACTCGAAAGAGCCATCAACCTATTGGAAGGACATGTTCCAAATGAAAAGTTGGTCTTGTCTCAGCAATTGGGTGACTCATACAAGAACAATAATCTTCCACATGTTGCAGTCCGTGATAAGATGCGGTCCCGTCGCCCGGGTTCTGAACCACAATCTGGTGATCGTGTCCCGTACCTCTTGGTCAAGACACAAGACGCGAAGGCCAGAGCCTATGAAAAAGCTGAAGATCCGGGTTGGGTCGAAGAACATAGCATTCCCATTGACTACCATCATTATTTCACAAACAAGTTTTTGAATCCAATCTGTGATCTTCTTGAACCTCTCGTGAAAGATCCTAAAAATGAAATTTTTGGTGACATCATCGCTCAACATAAACCTCCACCCAAAAAGAAGGAACCATCACTAAGTGGTATGAAGAAGGAAGATCTCATCAAAGAGTGTCAACGTCTTGGTCTCGATGATACAGGTAAAGTTGCCGACCTTAAGGAACGTATCAAAGCTAAGCGTTCTGTAGAAGACATATTTAAAAATTACGAACAAAGTTAAAATAAGATGGAACGTCTCAACGTTGTGTTTGAGGATGAAGTTAGAAAAAGAGTAACCATAGAAGCTAAAAAGATCAAAGAAGAATACAAGGAGCTTTTGAAAAAAGTCAAAGAAGAATTTAAACAGCAGCTCTCAGAGTCCAAAGAAGGTTTGTCTAGACAAAAGAGTGAGTGTCATTCTGAACTGAGAGCCACAAAGGATGAATACAAGAAAGGTGTCAAAAAGAATAAAGAAGAATACAATCTTGAGATTCGAAAATACCAAGATGACTATCGCGAAAAGATCAAGAAATGTCACGTGGACTACAGTATTTACCTGAAACAAGTATCCGAAAACTATGGTATACCTTATAGACTTTTGATTCGTGACGCACCAAATGAAGATGATATCATGTGCAAGGGTCTTCGTCAAAATGGAACACGGTGTAGTGTGCGCGCCAAGAAAAATGGATACTGCAGCTTTCATCAATCTCAAGTCTCGAGATCAAGTATAGTTGAAATGGTGAACGACCCAACTTCATCACTTCCAGAAAGAAAGGGGCTTATAGATTTTAGTACAATGATGTAGTAATGAGTAAAACAGACATTCTGCTATCTTCCGTAAATGACTTCTATTCCGACGAAAAGAATAAAACTACATTGTTGAGCATTCTTGATAAATCAAGTGGTATCTCACTTCGAAACATTGAATGGTTCATCACGAACTACGCAAAGAAGACGAACTTGACGTACACCACAAATAATGGTAAATTGTTTACCGTGCATTGTGCGTATAAGTCAAGTTTGGATGGTTACAGTAAAAAGTTATTCGATCCATTTTGTCGGTCATCTAAAATTAGTTACGCGGTTCCAGGGACAGACCGTGAAATTCAAACAACCTTGGCTCAACTAAACTTTATCAAGTGGTGTATCAAGAATAGAATTATTGATTACATTTCCGAAAACAAGGACAATCTTTTTAGTAAACGAGTTTCATAAATCCATTTTCAAACTCAAATGTTTGGTAGCCAGTGTAATAAATATACAACCTATATGTACTGTCTAAATTTTCATCCAACTTTATTTCGATACCCGTCTTTTCTGATTGAATTTCACTAAAATCCAAACTTCCAGATGGATTGACATTGACTGGATTCAATGAGAATGAATAGGTATAAATGTTTCTAATAGGTCTCGAAAGGCGTCTATGATATGGCACCAAGTATTTGTAGTACGCGTCAGTAGTACTTGAAATGTTTGGAAGATCAACACCTTGAATATAGAACCGTGCATCCTTCATGATGGGATTGAAAAATGTGAATGTCTGATCAAAGTCTGGATTTTTTGAAAAGTTGAATCTATTTTGAATGTAGTAGTAATCATTTTCGACGGCGTCCGGAACACGGAAAACTGATGTGTCAAGGTCAATACTGTAAGACTGCGTAAACGTATCTTGTTCAAGACTCACAAAATCCGAAATTTTTTCAGATGCGACGAGAAACGGTGTTTCATCATTTTTGACAATGTCAAACGCGGGTATGTTTGTAAGAAGTCGCGAACCATCTGCTCGACTTGTTTCTTCGGTATAAAATTCAAAAGAAAACTTTTCAATGAAGGTATTCGATGGGACTGTGACGGTGATGATAGGGTCACCGGGGTTTGTGGCTGCGTTCACCCATGGTACAATATTATACTCGGTGTCAAATACTTTGGTACCCGCGAACTCTGTCGTTCCATTACCATCGAGTGTGACTGTTCTAAAATTTACTCTCGTGAATGTTGACACACCATCCTGCGTCAAGACACGGAAAAATGATAGATTTTTCAATGTAAATGCACCGTTGTACTCGCGAACATATATTTTATATGTGTCAGTATCATTCGGAACGGTCGTGACAGATGTGTCTTCAAAATTTAAATTTCTGAAAAACCAGTGAAGAGCCTTGACACGATTATTTGGAATTAAGTTTGTTCGGACGATATCAACACCTGGCACCGTTTCAATAGTTGGGTGACGACGAACGACATCAGTAATCATTGTATAGTCACGATTCTTCAAGTAAAGTCTTTCGACTGGGTCAATAGTAAACTCTTCTGTAATAATCTTAAAGTCATCGAGTGTGATCACGGGGTCATAGGTTGTAAAAAATTCTTGTGGATGAAATTCAAATTCAAATTCAATCTTTTGTTTGTGAATGGCACACAATGGGAAGTATGGTCTGTTGGGTTCATTCGTTACGTACTCATCACTTGAATATTTTCTTGAAAAGAAAAATGGTAACGGCACGACAACATCTGATTCGTATTCTGCGTAGACGGGATTTTTACTTGCAGAATCAAATGGAATCATTCTGTTCAAAACGAAACGATTGGCAACCTTTTCGGATGATTCAAGATAGAGTTCATCATAGATGACCATCCAGTCATCATAAATTTTCTCAACTTCAATCTCATCGACACGCATTGTCACAGACTTAATTAAGTGACGCCCAACTTGATCTGAATAATTTTTACCTTCACCCGTTGGTAATGCCGGCAACTTAAAGACTGCATACATGTTACTCAACAAGTCACCCATATTTTGCGGATTGAAAGTAACCTTGATGCGTTCATTAAATGGCCAAGTCGGAGAAGTCGGTGCGCGATTTATTACTGTAGTTCTATGAAACTTTGTAAAGTTGGAATGTCTTTGAATATTGTAATTAAAAATTGACTTGTCTACATCACTTGTTAACAAGTATGTGTCCTGTTTGCCAATGGCGTTGAGTGACACTCCGGCACCACTTGTTGTGGGCATCTTAACTATTGTCTACATATTTTTAATGTCTAATTTCCACATGTCGATATGCTTTGTCGCCTTCAATATTTCAAGTTCACGTCGAAGGTCTTGAGACTCTTTGAGTAACGCATCGATTGATTCAGCTGTGTACTGATATGTCTTGATGTTCAAAATATAATCATAGGTTCCATCCACCTTTGGAAAAATTTTGGACAACTCATCTTCGAGCACACTTCTCTTCTTCTTGAAGACTACAATTTCACCCGAGATTACCATCGTGACAAACTTTGATTTCATGTCACACATCATTGATCGCTGTTCCAAAGTTTTGACCATGTGCTCTTTTCTTCGGTGGTAAGCATCGAGTCTCACATCAATGAAATCTTCCAAAATTTCTTCCGGGCTGGCATATTTGTGGATACCCCGGATCGGATGGAACAAATGCATGTTCGAAGTTCTAAAAGTTTTTTGGAGTTTAAAATCTTTTTGGATATCCTTGCCACTGTACCCAGAAATCATAAAGTTGACATTGTCAGTCGTACTATTGTTGGTGTACCCAGTGATAATTTTCTTTTCAGACATGGTATCCAAGTATTCTTTGAAATCTTGAGTCCATCGTCCAGGTGGTAACTCGGTGACATGTATATCATTGCCAACCATCGACCAAATACCTTCGGTGATCCATGTGTCATCTTTTTCAAAAACTTTCCCCTTGAAACCTCTGAACCACGGTTTCATGGGTTGTATGGATTGTCCTTCCAGCTTTCGAAGAATATTCTTTTTGATATCTTCTGGGTTGAAAGGTGGAACATAACAACTGAACCCAGTTCCAATACCTTCGGTTCCATTGACAAGTACCATTGGTAATGTTGGGATGTAATAATCTGGTTCAATGGAACGACCATCATCATCGAGATAATTCAAGATTGGATCATCTTTGGGATCAAAAATTTTTCTAGTCTCTCTGGATAACTTTGTAAAGATGTACCTAGTTTGTGACGCGTCTTTACCACCCATGAGTCTTGTACCAAATTGACCACATGGTTCAAGCAAGTTAATATTGTTCGAACCCGTATAATCATTGGCCAACTTGACAATTGTTTCCGCCAAAGATACTTCACCATGATGGTACGCACTCTTGTCGGCAACATAAGCTGCGAGCTGTGCAACTTTCATTTCGTCTCGAAGATTTTTATGAAAGCATGCGTACATAACTTTTCTTTGAGAAGGCTTGAGACCATCGACCGCGTGAGCGATTGACCTCTTCAAGTCTGCCAGACTAAAGTTTACCAAGTCTTGTTTGACAAAGTTTGTAATCCCAAGATTTTTGATGGATCCATATGGAACTTCCAAATCTGAGGGTGCCTTGACACTACTTTCCAAAAGCCAAGACTTACGATCGTCAGCCTTGGTCTTGTCAAACGCGAGAATTATGGAAGCATCTGTCATGGTATCCACATCAAATTTGACAGTCAAGTCTTCAATCTTTTTGAAATATTCTCGAGCTTCGGCACTCGTGCTCGTACCGAGACCCTTGTAATATTTGATTTTCCATCCGGGTTGTCCATTGCCATACCAAGTTCTGAATGCAGAGTCGGTATAGAAAGATTTTGATTGACCACTCTTCGAAGTCTTAATGATCGGGGTGACCATGGAGACAACAAAATTTAATTTCAAAAGTGAAGGCCAGAAGTAGTGGATCATATTTAGGATGAGACCCTTGATGTGAGAACCATCATTATCCGCATCAGTCATAATCATGAGACGACCATAGCGAAGTTCAGAAACATCTTGGTAGTCTTTGCCTTGTTGAAGACCAAGGATCTTCTTGAGATCGTTGAACTCCTGGTTTGATGTAAGCTGTGCCACCGAAGCGTCCCGAACATTCTTACATTTACCGCGAAGTGGGAACACACCGTAGTGATCGCGACCAACGACAGAGAGACCCGCAACAGCTAAAGTCTTTGCCGAATCACCTTCGGTGACGATGAGTGTACACTTTTTGGATTGTGCAGTACCAGCTTTGTTCGCGTCATCCAACTTTGGTATACCGGTAATCTTGGACTTGCGAGCACCATCGGTCTTCTTGAGTTCCTTCATTTCCTTGAACTTTGAGAGTGCTGTGAGTTCATCATTGATGCCAGTCTTGAGAGCATTCTTCACAAAGTTTTTTGGTGGATCAAACTTACTTCCAAAGTCTTGAGCCTTTGAAGTACATTCAGACTTGACTTGACTTGAGAAAGTTGGATTTTCAAGAGTTGCCTTCACAAAGATGTTGAAAGTATTCTTGACTTGTTGTGGCTTCAACTTGATTTTCTTCGCCATTTCATCAATGATACCCGAAGCAAGATAAGAAGCCACGTGATCTACATGTGTACCACCCTTCGTGGTACAAATACCATTTACAAAGGAGACTTGTTCAAGTCCATTCTCGGATGGCCCAATACACACTGACCAGCGATCGGTAGTCACCGAACACACATCCGTCACACCTTCGTGCATCTTGGCATACGCTTCAAAAGAAGTCTTTGGGAGTGCTTCGTCTTGAAACTTAACCTTGCAATTGGGTGTGGTACAAATGTTTGCGTCCCAAACTCTTTTTTCAAAAATCTTGTAAATGTTGTTGTCCATCTTTTTCATACCAAATCTTTTCCAATCTGGAACAAAAGTAATTGAAACTGAAGAAGTTGAACCAGAATGTTTTGTAATTTTTGGGGGATGACAAACAGTCATATTATTTTCCCACTTTTGGGAATAAGTCTTCTTATTCTCATGATCTTTGATGATGACCGAAAACTCTGAAGAGTAGATGTTTGTCAATTTGGCGCCATAGCCATTGCGGCCACCAACAATACGCTTCTTTGTGTCATCGTAGTTTGTGCTCGTGAGAAGGTGACCAAAAGTAAGTTCGGGATTCCAAACACCTTCCTTCTCATGCATCTTGACTGCGACACCACCGAGGGGTCCGTTGTTCTCAATAGTCACAGCACCAGTATCTTTATCTATCCCCACCGAGATGCCAGTAACGTGTTTCGGATATATTGAGTTTCTGTCGATTGCGTTGACCAATATTTCATCAAAAATTTTGAGCAAAGCTGGTGAATAATTAACGCTCTTCTTTTTGAATCGGTTATCAGTCTTGTGATGAATCCAGTATGGTTCAGAACTGAGGTCCACTGGACCAACATAAGAATCCGGTCTTTTAAGGACATGTTCGATGTGTGTAAGCTTTTGAACACTCTCTCCCATCTTTCTTGATTTTTAATAGGCGAGGCTCTCACTTAAGTTATTTTTCACAGATCCATTGAACACGTTTTATTTCTTTACTTAGATTAGGAATGTTCTATCTCTACTTGGCCATCGCCGTCTTCTTGATGTATACACTCATCAAGAATAGACGAATTGTTGCCACAGAGTCTTTGGACAAATTAATCAGACAATCCGCGAGATATGCCACGGCTGCTCAACAAGATGCTTCGCCATTGATCGCGACACTTCACGCCAACTATGCCGCAGCCTATCTCTACGCAGCGAAAGACATTGCCACTGACTACCAAATTCATAACGCAACCGGTGTGGACGTGATCAAGTTCAAGGAGCACATCGTTAATATTCAAGACATGGTGACTAAGAAGACGGTTGAAAAATGTCCAGAGTTTTCTGGTGAAGTTGATTTGTATTTGGCAACAATTGCCGGGGAAGCGTAACCTAAGTTGTCACGCATTAAGTATCTTTCAGATCTCAAAATATGCAAATCGTTCGCGACACTGTCTGGACTACATGCCTCAATGACGCGGTCAAAATGTACCGTCTCAGTGAGCCAAATGAAAAATGTTATCGCCTTGCAGATGCGACGTGGAGACTAAAGAATGGATACAAACGAGAAAAAGAAAAGAGAATGCAGAGAGTGTCACAACTTATTGATAAAGTCCCCGACCAACCAAGAATTTCCACGACTGCCAAGACATGTTCTGCCATAACAATGTCCGGTAAACCGTGTCAGTTCAGAGCTGTCTGTGGAAACTTTTGTAGAAAACATAGAGTCTCGGATGAATTAAAATCCCAGTTAGTATAAATGTTCGACCAGGACACACTTAGACCTGTTATAATAGCAATGTCATTGTAC